CAGATCAGAATCCTTAAGATCTGATTCTAAAATACCTGTAGCTTTGACATTCACTTTTACAAGTGGTGTCTGGTTCTCCCCTACCACATCCGCTCTATAGCTAGTGATAGTGAAGTCATAACTACCCTCAGGTAATACAACTGATTCAGGTGTCTCCTGGGGTGTCATGTTTAGAAAGTCAGCAATGTTTGACATTATTTGTCTCCTTTCGGTTTGCTTGTTTCAAGTTTACTTTTCGCATTTGATTGTATGGAAGTAAACAACTTGTTCAAGTCTAGTTCCATGTTAGATTCAATCAAGCTAGGCGCAGTTACTTTGAGATCCATCTTGTTATCAGATACTGTTCTCAGAGAACGTTCATTGCCTTTGCTTGTTGTCTTACTATCAATACGACATACGCAGTTAAAGTATCTACCTATCTTAGTAGATAGCTTTGAGCCTACGGAAGTAGGATATGCTTTCGCAATTCCTAACTCACCTTCCATGTACTGAATATGTGAAGTAACTACCACGTTACATTTCACCTCGTCTCCTGTAATATATTGAAGAATATTTTGTACATCTCTAGCGGCAGTTCCCCATTCAGGTTGGGTTGGTTGCTCGGTAGGTTTCTTATTGTTGAAGACAAGAGCACCCCTTAGTGCCGCTTCGCCCATCAACGTTAGAGAATCGATAACTAAAACAGTATCGTCTCCCCATTCTTTCACAGAACCTAAGTTCTCTTCTCCGTCTTTCCAAGTTGACAACAACTGTGCCCCTCTTCTAAACGCAGTAGCTTGTCCTAGTGAATCTCTTAATGTAACATATGATACCCTAGATACTGCTTCAGGTGTTAAGTATTCTGGTAGAATATCTAAGCCGTCATCATAATCTAGGATACGTAGTTTTTTACCTGCGTTAGCTAAACTCGCCAGGGCAGATGTCTTACCACTACCACTATCTCCTACGAGTAGTAGCTTGGTAACACTTGTTGATTTATGTTTACTAATGTTTGCCATTACGGTCTCCTATTTAAGTTGTAAGTATATACTAAATAAATTAATTGTCAAGAAAATATTTATTAAGCAACTCAATTTGTTCTTCATACTTACCCATTGCATTAAGTTCTTTCTCTATACTTTCTAGTATATCAGTGTGCTCACCAACACCGACAGCACTATCCATGTAAATTAATACATTTGCTTTGTGCTTTGCAATCTGTCCTTCAGCATGTTTCAACATTGCGTCAATCATTATTAGTTTCATTGTTTCCCCCCTTCTACCACTTCAAGTACTGTTGGTTTTGTTTCTTCTAAATCTGCGTGAAGTTCTTGTCTGAAATCTTCTTTAAAGAACATCTCTCTTTGATTACCTGCATGTGAACAAGTCTCTCTAAATTTGCAACCACCATAATTATTACACGCAGTAAAATCTGCGGGGTAGTAGCCAGAGTTAGCATATACATCTGATATATCAAGGTGATGAATCGTATCATCATACCACTCGTCAAGTAATTCTTTTTGTACATTGAATACTTGTCTAGCAAACCTTGTAAAGTTAACACCTGTTTGTACTCCGTCAATGATAGCACCATCAACAGGCAACTTAAGTACTTCACGACATGCCCATATGTATGCGAAGATCTGATTGTTTGGCATGAAGCCTTTGAAATAATAATCAGACAACGCAGTCTTTGTAGTTTTAAAATCTACAATATATAATCTATCATCTATCGTAACTATCTTATCAATTCGTCCACTAAATCTATGACCTCTCTCGCCAATAGGTACTTCGAATCTCTGCTCAAGAGCAGGCGTTCCGTCAGGCATAGTAGCTAACTTAAGATTATCATCCCAGTATTCTTCGGCTCTCCACACTACAGCACGTAGTGCAGATTCTAATCCTCGTGCTTTATCATCAGAGTTTTTTAGATCCTCGCCAAAATTTTCGAGCACAAATTTAATAGCACGTTGTAGTGCTTCGTCTTTAGATTTGCCTTCGAACTTTGCAATCTCCATCTGCTCAAAGCCTTCGTGAACGGCTGAACCAAATCCTGTGGCAGTACCATAGCTAGCATGTTTCCAACCATTTAGCACAGACCAATCATAATATCTAGGACATGCTAAAAAAGAACTTAAGCTAGATGTATCCCAAACCTTTTGGATGGGGGCACCTCTTTCATTCCACACGAACTTACGTAGTCTCTCTGGTAACTCACTCATTATTGTCTCCTTATTTTATTGATGGCAGTATAACATTAGGTCTATACTCCACATAGTTCTCAATCAAATCTGATGGAACACATTTCAACATCAGACCATCTATATCATTCAGTTCTTTTGATATACTTGCACGTGCTATCTCGCAATTATTAACATCAGGATATAAAAATTGTGATGCCATGTTGATACATTTCGTATCATCAACAGGACCTAAACATAAATATCCTATTAAAAATACTACTGTTTTCATGTCTCAGATAACAACAAGTCTAAAGGATTCTTGTCGAACTTTTTAGGCGCTGTCTTTGTAGCAGTACTCTTACTTATTCTCTTGCCACTAGCTTCTGCCTGTCTCACATTCTCTCTTGTTGCTTTTAAGTAAGCCACAATAGTTTTAATTCCCTCTTCATTCTCTGCTAATTCTAAGGGATCTGTCTCTAATAATTCTGTAGGAATCTCTAGAGTATCTTCTTCTTTTTCTTTAGTCATTAGTGTTTGGTCTCCTCACCGTAATGTTTGAAAGCATTTACAACTTCGCTCTCTGATTTGATAGCTTCTTTTTGCATCTCGTCTATCATTTGACCAGACGTAGATGTTGTATGTAGAACGTCAGCTAGTAAGCTAAGCATACCCATTGCTCCATACTTTAGGAAAGACAATCTCATGCCTACCTCCATCATGGCAGATACTAATACATCTGTTGAGTAGCGTTCACTTGCTTTTATAATTGCAGGTTTTAATTCTTCCACCGCTTTTTCAAATTCTAATCTATACTGTTCTTCTTCAATCATATCTCTTCTCCTGTATCTGAATCCTTGATAACCAAGTCTTCAATTCTGTCAAGGACATTAGAAATTTCCACACCCTCTTTGGTTGTATCTATGGACAGCATATCATACTTGTTATGATCAACATCATCTTTACCAGCCATCTGTTCACGATATGCTTTTATATATCGGTGCATCCTCATCTTTAAAGCGAAAGGATTGTCGCTTGGTATCGTTAGTTTAACGTCTTCTTTATCAACTGAATCAATATATTTACTTGCCTTTTCCAAAGCGTTTGAAATATCTATCTGTTGGAATAAATTGTAAGTCTTTGGATTGAACCCCATCTCCATGTACCTCCTGTAAATATTCGTAATCGTTTGAATCAAATCTAGGATCATCCATAAATTCGTTAACGTCCATCCTGTCGTCAAACAATTCGAGTGTCTCATCTAATAGGTGCTCATCACCTGTTTCGTATAGTCTTTTCTTTGTCATAATGTAGTCCTTTCTTATGTTATTAAATGATAAATAGCACTAAATAATAGTAGCGAGGGTATTCCAAACCAAGTCATTACTATTAAAAGCTTAGTAAATGCAATGCAAAATTCTTCAAAGTCTGTCAAGGATTACTCCATTCCATTACATTTCTTTTTATCTTTATGTTTTCTCTAGTCAAGAAGCTAGGTGCGTAAGGTATATCTTCCATGACATACATCTTAACAATCATTTGGGTTTTATTACTTAGGCGAACTAAGTTCTCTACCATTTTATATGATGCCCCTCTCTCCATTCTATCTATGTAATGATAGATAGCTTCGTTAGTTATTTTAAAAACCTCGCCTCTTATCTTATACTTAAATACATCAGCATTATCTTTACCTCTGTACACTATAGGATAAGCATTACTTAAATCTCCCATGTTAAAGTTTGAGTCTACAGTTATTGCAGTATCTATAAACTCTTGCGTCTTAAGAAGATCGTGTAGTCTTTCGTTTCTTTTTAGCGTTCCGTACACGAACAGGTATTCTTCCACTTTCTTTTCCTTCCCTTTCCATTTCAAACTTAATCCAATCACCTAGTCCACTATGACATAGCACTTCGGTTATAAAATTACCATATGAATTAACAATCGTTTCTTCTTCTTTTTCTTTCAAATGATATTGATAATAACCTACATGCAGTAGTTCATGCAGTACTACATTGATTGCGTCAGCACCCCCTAGTTCAATCATCTCTTTGTCTAGAAAGATTTGATAGGGAGGTTTAATTACAAACGTACCTTGAGCCTCACCAACTTCGTACATTAATTTGTGAGGTATACAAACTAACTCAACTTTAAATGCACCAACTCTTATGTACTTAGGTAGTTTCATAATATATTCTTATCACATTTTAGAACGAATGTCAACAAATTTATTATCTTCATCGTCTCTTATGTGTATATTATACCAGACCCATTTCATTTTAGTTAATGGTTTAGGTTTCTTGATATTTAATAGTCTATATATTAAGTTCTTTATCATTTAGCTCTGTCCTTTCTTACTGTCATTGTGTCGGGGTGTGTGGTATAACCAACCCATGTCACTGATCTCTTGCCTGTTAAATGCTTCGACAAATTGTCGGACATTATAATACTTAGGATTATATTCTGCTGTACCTACGCCACTGTCAAGGAATCTTTGTAGTTCTTCATCCGTCACAGTGTCGGAGGGATTCCAATAGGCTATATCCCATACTAAATCCTCACCCTTCATTGTGTATTCCTAACCATTGGAAGTATGCTTTGTGATCCTCTATCCTTTGTTGAGGAAATGCATCATAACATTTAGCCATACGTTCTACAATAAATGCTTCGGTTTCTTTACTAGATATATGCTTATCCATAAATTGATACACCCCTTTAGCGAAAGCTAGGTTGTGTCTATCTTCTATTTTAACTATCTTACTTTCTTTCTTTGTCATCTCTACCCTTTTCCTTCTTTACTTTTTCGCGTAATTCAAAAAGTCTTAATGCTTTGTTGACTGATAAGTTCCCATTAGCATTTAGTTTTTCTAGTGTACTAAACTCTGAGTGTTCTTTTGCGTTCATTGTGTATCTCTTTCTCAATGTACATATGAAGTATTTGTATTTCTACTTCTCTTTGTACGATTTGTTTATGCATATAAAGATATGCTCCACCATATCCTAAAGCACCCATGATTACCAGCATTAAAAATAATAATATATCTAATCCCATAGCACACCTGCCATTACGAGCACGATAGTTGAAGCTATCATTACTATTTCAATTACGTTCCCATCTGTATACATGTTATGTGTCCTCGCTTTC